GTCAGATGTGTATAAGAGACAGGGATTTCACCAAGTGGAAAGGAGTTCAAAAAAGGACAAATTATGGATTTTACACAAGAATTAATTGATGTGTTGGAATCTGTTAAAAAGGAAGATAAAAAGGAAAATAAAATTAATAATAAAAAAAAATAAAATAAAATGGCAGCACCAACAGGCGTTCTTAACGGAACAGAAATAAAAATTTATGTAGCAGGCACATTAGTTGCTTATGCTACTACGGGATCAATCAACATTAATCATTCATTAAGAGAAATCACATCAAAAGACAGTGGAGGATGGAAAGAGCAAATGGAGGGATTAAGAGATTGGAGTATTGATTTAGAGGGAATGTATGCATGGACTGATTCAGCAGGTGCATCAGTTAATAATGCAGATGATTTATTTGCATCATATATTGCTACTAGAACAAGTTTCACAATTGTATGGGGAACAACAGATGTGGATGCAGGAGATACGAAATATAGTGGAACAGCGTATTTAGGATCTATTTCAATGAGTGGAGCAACTGAGGATTCAGCAACATATTCGGCATCATTTAGTGGAAGTGGAGCGATAACACAGACAGTATCGTAATAATAATTTTTGGGGAGCAGGGGGATGATTTGTTTAGGTTTGTTTCATCCCCCTTGCAACCCTATTAAAAAACAAACAAAGACATGAAATATACATTTGTAGAAATAGCAGGTAAAAAACATCCAATTAAATTTGGGTTTAATGCCTTAAGAAAATACGGAATTAAAACAAACACATCATTATCTGATTTGGATAAAATGGGGAATGATATGAGTTTAAACAATGCATTAACTTTAATCCTTTGTGGAATTGAGGATGGATTCAGAGCAGCAAAACAAAAATGCGAATTGGATATTGATGGTTTATCAGATTTAATTGATGAGGATCATGATGCAATTGCAAGATGCATGGAAATTTTGGCCGAGCAAATGGGCGGTAAAAAAGGAAAAGCAAAAAAGGGGGGAAAGTAAAAAGCCAACAAAGTGGGCAACCATTAAGTTGGCAAGAGTTGGAACAAATTGCATTTGGGCAATTAGGGATGAGTGTTGATGAGTTATATGATATGATCCCAAGACATTTTTGGAATAAGTTGGATGGTTTTTATAAGTTAGAAAACAGGAGAAACAAAGATGATTGGGAAAGGATAAGATGGCAAACAACATTATTGTTAAACATTCAATTACCGAAAAACAAAACAGTTAAACCAACAGATTTAATTGAGTTTGGTTGGGATGAAAAGAAAGGAGCAGGAATTGATTTTGAGCAATTAAAAGCGAGGGCAGAATTTATTAAAAAAATGGAAGAGCATGGCAAATAAAGCAGTTGGTTTTTTAACATTTAATTTCGGTGCAAATATGGGTGGCTTTAATAAGGCCATGAAAAAAGCACGATTAAGTGTAAGGAAGTTTGGTTCATCCATGAAGTCAATGGGTAAGTCAATGACAACCAACATGACAATGCCATTGTTAGCAGTTGGAGCAGCAGGAGTTAAATTAGCGGTTGATTTCTCAACATCAATGACTAAAATTAGAACATTGGTGGGTGCAAGTGCAGCAGATTTAAAGGCATATGAAAAGCAAGTTTTAGCAATTTCACAATCAACAGGAGTTGCAGCTGATCAATTAGCAGAGGGTTTATTTTTCATCACATCAGCAGGATTAAGCGGAAAAGAGGCAATTGATGCATTGGAAGTTTCGGCAAAAGGTGCAGCAATGGGAATGGGGGAAATGGCAGACATTGGAAATGCCTTAACATCCATTATGACTGCATATGCAAGTGAGGGAATGACAGCCGCAAAAGGTGGTGATTTACTGCATGAAACATTAAAACAGGGTAAATTTGAGGCAAGTGAATTCATGCAGAAGTTGGGGAAAGTTATTCCAACAGCAGCAGCGGCGGGAGTATCATTTGAGGAATTAGGAGCAGCATCAGCAACAATGTCAAAATTAAGTGGTGATGCAAGTGGAACATTAACATCCATGAATTCCTTAATGATGAAACTTTTAAACCCATCAAAGCAACAAAAGGATATTTTAGAGGAAATTGGAATTTCAGCATCAGATTTAGGATCAATGATGGATGAATCTTTAATGGGAACATTGCAGTTTTTATTTAAAAATTTAGAGGGGAATAATGAAATGTTGATGAAAGTGTTTGGTTCATCAAAAGCGGTTACAGGAGCATTATCAACAATGGGGTTACAATCTGAAACTTATGCAGAAGTTTTGGATGGGATGAATAATTCACAGGGTAATGTTGCAGAGGGGATGAAAATTTTGGCAGGTGATGCAGGGTTTAAAATGCAAAAGGCATTAAATAGTGTAAAACTTGTTTTGATGGACATTGGAGATCAAGTGATGCCAATGGTTTTAAAAATGGTTCAAAAAATCCAAAAAGGGATGGCATGGTGGAAATCATTAGATAAATCCTCAAAAAGAACCGCAATTTCAATTGGAATATTTTTAGCAGCATTAGGCCCAGCAATAGCATTAATTGGAAGTTTAACAACCGCATTTGCGTTTTTGGTAAGTCCTGTTGGGTTGGTTGTTGCGGCAATTGTGGGAATAGTTGTTGCATTTGCTTATGTTAGACAAAATTGGGAGGCATTTAAGGAAAGATTAGGAGATTGGGGTTGGTGGAAAAATGCATTAATTACAGCATTGCAATGGATTATTGAATATAGCCCAATTTCTTTATTGATTAAAGGATTTAATGAATTAGCAGCATTTTTAGGAAAGGATCCAATTATTAATCCATTTGAAACAATGGCAGATGGGTTGGAAGATTTAAAGGAAGAAACAAAGGAATATGAAAATGAGTTTGGCAGTTTCTCAGATGCAATGAAAAACCAAGCATCAGAATTAGAGGATGTGTTTGGTTCATTGGGCAGTTCTATGGGAATTAGAACAGGAGGAAGTGGAGGAACAGTAGAAACAGAAGATGCACCAGAAGAAAATGCGGATGGACTTTTTAAAATAATGTCCATTGAAATGCAATTGATGCCAATTGACACAACAATATTGGAGGACGGATTGACAATAATTGAGGACTATAATGAGGGAACAACAGAAAAATTAACAAACATATGGGAAATATATTGGGATTCATATAAAGAGGGGGTAAAGGATGCAATTTCAACAACCAAAGAGCTTATGAGCAGTTTAAGTGGAGTTGTTTCAGCACTTAACGAAAAGGAAATGACAGAGTTCCAAAACATGAGAAAATCAAAAGATGATGCAATGCAGGAGGATTACGATAAGGAATTGACTGCAATTGAGAATTCAACCATGAATGAAGAGGCAAAAAAAGAGGCAATTGCACAATTGGATGAAAAGTATAATAAAAAGAAAGAGCAGAGCAACAAAACATTAGATGCAAAAGAGGCCGCAATAAAACGAAAACAAGCGCAAAGAGATAAAAAACTTAATATTATGAATGCCATAATTAGCACAGCATCAGCAATAGCAGCAGCACTACCAATTATCCCTCTAGCAATTGCAGTCGGTATTATGGGGGCGGCACAGGTTGGATTGATAGCATCAACACCGATTCCAGCATTTGCTGATGGTGGAATTATTAGCGGCCCAACAGTTGGATTGATGGGAGAATATGCAGGAGCAAAAAACAATCCAGAGGTTGTTGCACCATTAAACAAACTAAAAGGGATGATGGGAGATGGAACACAAAACATTGTTGTTGAGGGCCGCATTAGTGGAAATGATATATTTATAAGCAACAAACAAACAGGGGAATCCAGGTTGAGAAATATTTAATTATGGCATACGGGAAAAAATATCACACATCATATCAAAGTTTAAATGGATGGGATTATTACATGGAAATTTATGTGAATGGATTTACAGGATCATCAGCAGAAATAAGTTTAGGAGATAATGGATGTGAGATTAGTTATGGAACAAATAAAAGTGATAGAGCAAATACAATATTATCCTCAAAAATGTCATTTAACTTTATTGTTTCAACCCCATCTGAAGAAATTTTTATTGATGATTTAAAGGGGACATTAAATGAAAAAGATGTTTATGTTTATTTGTATAAATCAACAACAAATGATTGTTCTCCTATTTGGAGTGGTTTTTTATTAATGGATTTAGGTGCAAAGGAAGATGTTGAGTTCCCCTACAAAGTTAAATTAACAGCAGTTGATGGTTTAGCATTATTAAAAAACAGAGATTTTATTAAACCAGGATCTGTTAAACCATATGATTATGGTGATGTTTTTACTGAACAGAAAAAAATAAGAAATCACATTTTAAGCATTTTAAGGGAAGTAGGGTGTGGTGGGGTGGCTGAGGGTAATTATGAGGAAATAGAGGTTGCAACCTCAGTTAATTGGTTTAATCAGAAAAACCCAGGCTCTTGGGGAGATCCATTTGATTGGAATAAAATAAGTTGCTATTGGGCAGCAAAACCAAAAGATATGGGGGCTTATGATGTTGAAAATTGTTATGAAGTTTTGCATCAAATTTTAAAAGTTTGGCATTGCAGAATTGTTTTTTGGGAAAATAAATTTTGGATTGTTCAAATACCAGAATTAAACACAACAAATAGTGGGACAAATAGTGCTCCTATAAATATAAACACTTTCACATATGGGTTATTAAGTGGAAATTATATCACAGACAATCCATATATTGGGACATTAGAAAATACAAGATATGAAATCCATGTTGGGAAAACAAGTCCCATGAGGGGAGTTCAAAAATTAACAGGAACACAATATGATTTTTATCCTAGATTAAAAAAAGTATTTTCTAATTTTGTAAGTGGAGGAGGAAATAATTATTATTTAGGATTCCCAGAGAGAACAACACAGACAGGAGGGGTTACATCAACACCATTCAATCAAATATCTGTTTTAGATGCGGCATCAGCAGGATCTATGTATTTTAACTTCCCATTAAATGTTGCTTTAGCGGGGGTATATGCTAATTGGGAAATGGTTTATGATTTAAAAGCGACAAATGGGACAGTTACGAGATGGTTGCACAGGACAGGATGGGGATCAAGTCAGATATTAAGTTGGGTATCTTCCGAACCAGCAAACACAAATAAACCATTATGGGGGGTTTATTCAAATAATTTTTGGACTCCGCCATCTATATATAATATTACTTTCTCAGTGGATCCAGATACAGCATTCACAGGAATTTGGGATTTTGAATTTATTGTAGATGATAGCACATGGGGGACATCTGGTTCATGGTTTTTGGCCCAAGAGCCATTTTACGGAACAGTAACAACCAATCCCCAAATATCATTCATAAACATTCCAAACACATCAAGCACAGTAAACCCAAATGAGGGGTTATTTATGCTGGTTAATTTAACAGGAGGGGTTGATTCAGAGGGGGTGGATATAATAATGGAAACATCTGATGACAATTCATATTCTTATGATTTTGAAAAATTAAGACATGGGGACACAATAGCTAACAATCATATATCATCCATATTAACATGGGATGGGACAGTTTTTGAGGGGACGGAATTTATAGGGGAGTGGGGAATTGGGAATACAACAGGGGATGAGCCATTGGTTGAAATGTTGATGAAAGAGTTTATTTACGGGCAGACACAAAACACAAAAATAATAAACACAACTCTTTCAACATCTGTAATAGAGAAAGAAACTGATGATGGAACATTGGCAGTGCCAGAATATATAAACCCTGTTGGTAGAATTAGAGAATTAACAACAGGTGTAGATAGTATTTATGTTTTTAAAAAAGGAGTATTTATAACAGGAAAAGATGAATGGAAATATGATGGATGGGAAATAGAGAGAGATATTCCAACATTAACAACAACAACAACAACAAATTGGGGGCCATATGGCCCGCCAGAGGATGATGGAGGGGTTATTTCAGCAAGAGTTGCAAATCCAGATGGATCTGGTGTAGCATTGAGGAATATGGCAGTAACAAGAACAACAGCAGATGTTACGGGTGTAACAACATCAATTCCCATTGAGGCCATGGGGAGTGATTTATATAGTGAGGGAGCGAGGTTGTTAATACTAAATTTACATGGAGGGAATCATATAATAACATTATCAGCAAACCAAACTGCAACAGACACATCTTTAAGTATTGATTCATATGATTTTGGATATGAGGTAATTACAATTGGATCATTGATTTCATATGATCAGTTTGATTTAAGTTCACAATACCAAAACAAAACAAGAGGAACAGTTGGAGGTTTAGCAGTAACATCAACAGAAATAGGGCCATTGCATTCAGATGGAAATATTGATGGAGTAGATACAGAATATATTAAAATTCTCCCTAGAGATTTCATGCCAAATGATGATCAATATAATAAGGGAATTGCATTTGATGAAACAGCAACAACAGGGGTTAAGGTATATAGTGCAGATACAGAATTATGGGCGTTTGTTCAAATACCTTATGGAAAAGAGGCAACAGATTGCGAGGTTTATGGAAATAACACAAAGGTTGTTGATGTTTTTGAATTATCAATTGATGCAAGTGGAATAGGAACGGCAGTTGCAACAGGGAGTGTTGGGACAAGTTTTAGAATATCAACACCTGTTGGATCAGACACAGTAAATTATTTAGGAATTAGAGTTACAACAACAGGAACGGCTCAAAGAATTTATGGAGGGAAGATTATACTAACAGATATATAAAAAAAGATAATGAAAAACACAATAAAAGAGATTGGAGAAACAGCAATAGTTAGTGGATCGGTTTTAAGCGTAACAACATTTTCAAATTTAGAATTGGGATTAAAAATATTATTATTAATTGTAACAATTGTTTACACAGCAGACAAGTGGTATTTTCACAGAAAACAAAGAGATGGCAAAAAAAAGAAAATTAAATAGTAAGAATCCAAAATATTGGCCAAAGGACAAATTGAATGAGCCAAAAATTAAAAGGAAAGTATTAATGCCAAATTCAAAAGGGTTAATTGTGCATAGTATTTGGTACGAAAACAATTTAACATAATATTTTAAAAATTGTCAGTTCATTACTAGCAAAATAAACTTATATGTTTTTTAATACTAATATACTAGGAAAGACTAAAAGTCGCTTAAAAGCGTTTAAAACAAGAAATACAATGGTATTAAAATATTTTAAAAGAAATGAATTTGAATGTAAATGTGGGTGCAAAACCAACAAAATTGATAAGGAGTTTTTGACAGATATTGACATGGCGAGAAAGTATGCGGGAGTGCCGTTTAAAATTACAAGCGGTTACAGATGCCCAAAACATCCATTATCAAAAAGCAATCCAACAAGTTCACATATTAAAGGAATTGCAGCAGATATTAAATTTACAGATGGGCGGAATTTAGCATTAATAATTGGCGGTTTGGGAGGTGCTGGATTTGAAAGGTTTGGGATAAATTTTAAATCAAAGTTCGTTCATGTTGATTCGGACAAGAATAAAACAACTCCATGCTTTTGGGGTTACTAAAATAAATTAATATGGGAATTTGGAGTCAAATATTTACAAGTGGAGCAACTGAATTAGTAAAGGAAGTTGGAAATGTTGTTGATGAATTACACACATCAAAAGAGGAAAGGTTGGAGGCAAAACAAAAGTTAGAACAAATTGTTTTTGATTTTGAATCTAAAATGCAGGAGGAAGTTACAGAAAGATGGAAAGCAGATATGAATTCTGATAGTTGGTTAAGCAAAAATGTTAGGCCATTAACACTTATGTTT